CCGGCACATTCCTGACAGGTCAGCCGGGCATCGCCGCACTCAAACACGATGCCGCCTGCCAGGCCGAACCCGAATCGGCACTGATCGCCGCGATCGAGCAGCCGCACGAGCGTTTTCACGCTCCGCTGCGGGATGACCGGTCGCACATCACGATCAGGATCACCGGCACACTCACAGGCTACAGCCGTTGCCACCAGTCGCCTGGAGTCTGTGGCGACGACTGTGAGCGTTTCGGCGGATGTGAAATCCAGCAGCACGCCGGCGAGTGCGTAGCGTGATGAGTCGGGATCACAGGCCGGCAGAGTCGCCGCCAGTGCTGCCCGGAACTCGCCGGCATCGACTGTGTACCAGCGATCCACCGCACAATCTGCCAACTGTGGAAACTCATCGATCGACGGAGCGTGCAGCCGGAACGTATCACGGTCAGTGCCGATCGCCTCAGTCGTGATCGTGATCGTCTCAGCGTCGATCGCACTGAGAATCTGTGAGACGCGATCAGCCGGCAGCAGTTGTCGCGGTTGGCAGTCGTTTCCGATCTGCATATACACTTCGCCATCTGTCGCACTCAGGCAGCATCCAGCTGCGTCACAACCGAACGCAATGTACCTGAGCACATCACGCGGTGAACGTGTGGGAGCGATCGCTGCTGCGACTCGCCACAGAGTCCGGAATTGCTGTGCATTAATGTCCATCGGTCTTTCGCTCCTGCATCCATGTGATTGTGTGGTGGAATTCCGTGCTCGACCCGCTGCCGCATCAGTTCGATCTTTTCGCGTGATCCCGGCCGGTGCTTTGTCGGCAGTCCGATTTCTGCCGGGATGTGTTTTCGTTTTTTCATCCTCTTCGCTTCCGTGTTTCGAGGTATTCAAAAATCTGCGACCGTGTGTACATCACACGGCCTTTTGCTCCCTCGGTCCATTCGATTCGGCCGGCTCGCCGTTCATCTGCCAGCCATCGCGGTGAGACGTGCATGTGCTCAGCCGCTTCGCGTTCTGTCCATGTCATCGGCTGCGACTTGCTGTCATCAATGTGCCGTTCAACGACTCCCGCGATCAGTTCTTCGATGCTCATGTTTCCCCTTCGGTACGTGTGACAATTGACATTCGAATCGCGGTGCTGAATGCGAACATACACACGATCGGCAGACGTTCAACGACTTCTGCAGCGACCGGAAAACGTCCCGGTCAGCTATGGTCGAGTTTGGTCGAGGTACGGTCGGCTGCGGTCAGTATGGCGTTTTTCGTTTTTTTGCCCGCACAGTCCGCTTGCGTTGCGGGATGCCGGCGAGCAGATCGCACAGCAGCGATCCGGTGGCGATGAGCGAGTACCCGTTGACGATCACGCCGGGCTGTTTGCGGGCACATGCCGCGAGTTGCCGGGAGCGACTGCGACTGATGCGGAGTCGCGTGCAGAAATCGACCAGATCATAGACCCGAGTCGGATCGATCCCGTCGAACGGTTGCAGTTGTGTTTTCCCATCCGTGGACATTACGATGATCCTGCTCGATTGTTTGTGGTGGTACACTTGCTGTTGAGCAGCCGGCAGCCTGGTTGCAAACAGGCTGTCGGCACTTTCTGCTGCTCATTCTTCCGGCGTTTCCTTCGGCCGGCCCTGCTGCACTGGCGGGCTCAGTTCCGCCCGGACTGCTTTCAGCAGAGCCTTCCAGATCGCCCGCCTGATCCATTCGCCCTGCGTGATGCCGGCGGATTCCGCGGCAGCTTTCGCCGCCTGCCACCAGTCGTCAGGACAGACAAACCCGTGATGATTCTGTGATGTCGGCATCGATTACCTTCCTTCGCACCGATCGATCAGTGCGGTCACGATGATGATGAACAGCCCGCCGCAGACAATCCACGGCGTGAGCGTGTGCATGGTTTGTGTGATCATTCTTTCTGCTCCGTTTGTGGTGGTGGTACATTTCAGAAGTCGGTTTCAGCGTCGATGTCGATCAGTTCCGCGGCATTCAGTTCCTCTGCCAGTTCTTCCGCTGCGGCGAGTGATCTGGCGAATGCACAGCGGTCTGTGCTGCCAACGTGCTGCCGATCCCAGACTGCGACAATTCGCCGCACGGATTTGTGACGGGGATGGATCGCACGCGGAATCAGATCACCGCTCCGTTCGACGACTGCGACTTTACCATATCTGCCCCAACAAGATGCCGGCATCTTTGCCTGTGCGGTCATCACAATAAATCTGTCCATCATTCTGCTCCTTGTTTGTGGTGGTACGTTTGAAAACTGATCTGATCGTATTACGGCGTGTCCCTGATCGCGGCGATGATGACGACATCCGGCGTGCTGCTGCAGAACTCAACCTTCCATGCCAGTTCCCAGCCATCGAACCGGTACAGCGTGATCTCGCCTTCATCCGACCTGCAGACCCGCACGCGGTGACCGGGCAGATCGAAGACTTCGCGTTCACACTCCCAGGCGTGCGGCGATGTCGGGTACTGTGAGTGATCGTCGATTGAGAATCCGCAGACCCTCAGGAAATCCATCAGCGACAGTCGCCGGCAGATGGCATCGACCAGCGATCGGCCGCCGACAGCCGCGAAGTCTGACAGTTCCGCTTCATCGGTCTGCAGCATTCCAACGAATGCTCGCAGATCGTCGTCGCTGAGTTCTGTGCCGCATTTGTCGGCGTGATCAAGATAACTGGCGATCGTGTTTCGAATCTCTGACATCGTTTCTGCTCCGTTTGTTTGTGGTGGTACGTTTGAAAAGCAGCCCGGCCGCAGCCGGGCTCGTGTGGTTGTCTGTTACAGTCCCAGGCGAATCGCCCACTCGCGGCAGCTGTCCTGATGTTCCGGCTTGACATAGCACGGAGCGTTTGGGCCTGTGTAGTAGTCGATCGATGTTTTGATGTGATGCAGCAGCCCGAGTTCACCGGTTGCCGTTTCCTGCGGCTCGTTGATGTAGTGGATGTCCATCCGGCCTTCGTACTGTGCCCCGTCGCAGCAGGTGATGCAGAAGAATGTTTTGTCGTATCCGCCGCACGGCGAACGGTGCAGAGCGATTTTCCGCAGCACCTCATCCGCTTCCGCCACAGTGTCGACCATGATGCCGTTCGCTCCGACCTGGCTGGATTCGCTCTGAATCGTGATGTTGTCGATGAAAACCGGTCGTGTAATCTGTTTTGCTGTTGCCATCGTTTCTGCTCCGTTTGTTTGTGGTGGTAACTGTGTCTGATGAGCGAAGTATTGCAAGGTATCGACAATCCGTCAACATATCTTGCAATGTTTTTTTTGAGAATTGGCAAAGATTCCCGAAAGCAGCGGGAATCAGGCGTTTTCAGACTCAACTTCGAGCCGCAGCAGCCGTGATTCCATACTCGAAACACGATCGCCGAGATCGGCGGCAGTCGCTGCCGATGCTTCGATCCGTGTGACTCGACCATGCATCGAATACGCCCACGGAATCGCGGCGATCAGGATTGTCGTCTGCACGCCGAGAAGCCCGCAGACCAGAGTTACTGCTGTCTCAGTCATTGTCGCTGTTCTCTCTGATCCAGTCGGCGAGCTCACGCTCAGCCCGTTCATGTTTCTTCTTCAGTCTCGCGGCGTGTGCCGTCCTGCCGGCTTCGCCGACAAAACCCAGCAGACCGCGAGACGCAAGCGTGCCGCCGACTGCCATGCCGCCCAGATGGCCTGCAATCGCTGATGCGATGAGTGCTGTGATTGTTCCCATTCTCCCTCCTTCAATGTGCGAAACGTCGATGCAGCAGGCCGGTCAGCAGGCCCGGTATCAGACCGAACAGATAGTTCAGCGGATCACCATCGACATCGCGGCGAACATCCTGCACCGTGCCACGCAACTCGCCGGCGTTCTCTTTCAGGTCGGCGACTTCCCGCTTCAGTGTGAGCACTGCTTTCGCTTTCTCGATCGGATTGCCGTTCTTCAGTTTGTCGACAGTCTCACGCAGCGTTGCCGCGTTCGATTTCAATTCGCCGGCATTCGTTTTCAATTCATCGACCTGCCGCTTCAGTCGCTCGACTGATCCCAGAGCGATTCCGACCGGCTCACTGATCTCAACTGACGGCGTGCCGTCTGGCGGCCGCGGAGTGTTCCCGATCGGATCAGGAAACGGCACCGGCGGTTTCGGCGGCCCGATCACAATCCTCGCTCCGAGATTGATCACTCCTTCGAGGAATCCCAGCACGCCACCGAGCGGCTTCGCATCGTAGCCGACACGATATCGAGTCGTGCCGCGAACCCAGACCAGCGGGAACACGAGATCATCTTTCGGCGGTTTTGCTGTCTTCCGAAACTCGCGTTCCAGTTCCGGCCGATCGAACGCATTGAGCTGCGGATCGTAATTGCAGAACACAATCCTGAACTGCTTGAACGCACCGGCTGCAACATCACGCTTGAGCCGCTGGCACGGTTCACAGTTCGGCGTGATGAACATGATCACCTCAGGCTGTGCCTGTGTCGTCTCAATCACACACGGCTCTGTCTGTCGCGTCCGTTCATACTTCCAGATGATATCGTCGGCGATCGGCTCAGCGTGCCGTACAGCGTGCCTGACGGCTTCGTGAGTGATCCAGATCGATTCAAACGAGCCATCGGGATTTCTCCCGGCACCGGTCAACAGTCCGACGACTTCGCCGCGATCATTCAGCAGCGGTCCACCGCTCCAGCCGGGCAGCCCGGCATTGCTCGCAACTGTCACGCGGAACGGGACTCCCTGCAGTTGTGCCCGTGCCCTGCCGGTCACAGTGCCGGCAGAGCGTGTCAATTGTCGATCACCACCTTTCCCGCCGGGATATCCGAATGACTCGACCCGATCGCCGACCGCCGGCGGAATCGTCGCGATCGACAGCCACGGGAACCCGCTGCCTTCGCACAGAAATGCAATCGGCCCGTCACCGTTGCGACTTTTCAGCAGCTGCACTGCCCGCACTTTTCTTCCGTCTGGAAACTCAGCAGTCAGGTAGTTTTTCAGTCGGCAATGCCGAGCCGACAGGATCAGTCCGCGATCGCTCACGCAGACGCCGGAGCATCCGCCGATCTTCACGACAGCCGCAGACGGCTCAGCACCGGTGCAGATCGTTGCCGCGAATGAGAGAAACAGAAACGCTCTGAGAATTGCTGATTTCATTTTCCGCCCCCCAGTGCTCGCCGATAACTGGTCATCATGTGTTCTACGATCAGATCGCCGCGATACCCGAGCACACGATCGACCATCAGTGACAACCAGTTCGGCCGATGCTGTTCTCGACCGAATCGATCCAGATGCACATGCTGCCCGCAATGCTTAAACCTGATCGGCAGCGGCACCCGCGGCACGATGTCATTGCCGTTCGTGATGCGGTAGTGATTCGGCAGACTGCGATTCACAACGCGAGCCGATCCATGTGTGAAGCATCTCGGCGATCCGAATGTGTAGCAGCCGCGAACCGGGAACCCTTCACGATGCAGAGCCAGTGCCGTGAGCACAGCCTGCGGTGCTCCGAGCGAATGCCCGGTGACATATACTGCCGCCGGTTTCTGATCTTTGACCTGCAGCCACAGCCACGGCCAGACAGCCTGCCATGCCCGCAGAAATCCAGAGTGCCCGCTCAGCTTCAGTTTGCCGCAGCGAGTGTTTCCAATGCGGAGATCAAAGTCATTCCGCCAGTCGTTCAGGCTCGTGATCTCTGTGCCGCGGTGAGACACAACAAGACTCGCCGGATCAGAGATCAGCAGTGCTGTTGAATCATCGTCTTCGATGAATTCCGCATCAGTCGCAGACCAGCGGGAACGCACAGTATCGGCTTCGACTTTCGGCCGGTACGCATCGGCTGCAGCCCGTGCGAGCGTGTTCGCGATCTCGTTGCTGTAGGTATTCATCACAACAGATATAGACTCACGAGACGAACGTGAGCACGTCGCCGTCGATGCTGAATCCGCTCGCCTGCACCTCACAGATGCCATTCATGAGCCGGAACAATCCGCCGCGAATCATGCTGGCGTGAGCAACTGTGCTGCCGTCTGCGGTGCAGACTGCGTATTGCTTGCGATGTGAATCGAACAGGATATAGAAGCGTTTCACGCGGCGTATTCTTTACGATCAGGACAGTTGATGCACTGTCTGATCTCCTGTTCGGTTGACGGTTTCATCAGCGTGCAGAGGTCATATAGAACGCATTCGAATGCCGCGACTGCACCGCTCGGGCAGTTGCAGGCAACGTGCCGCTCATAGTCGCCGCGATGCTCGCACGGTGGTGATGCTCTGCGGAAATGTCTCACGATCAGTCCTGTGTGATTCGCAGCGTTCCGATTGTTCCGCCCGTTGTCGGGCTGAGTGTCACAGGACTGGCAACTGTCATGTCAGCTGACAGATTCGCACCGCTGAGAAATCCATCCTCAGCCAGTGCAAAAGGAGTCGTCGAGCCAGTCACAGACAGCCCGATCGGATCGAATGCAATTTCACCATCGTCATCCAGTAGCGTCAGATCGTGATAGATTCCGACAGGATAACTCAGGATCGGCAGCACTGGCGACGGATTGACTTCTGATCCAGTTGTGAAAATCTGCAGCATGAAATGAGCGGTGAAACCGGCTGCCAGCGTGAACGTGCATTCCCATGCGTAGATTTCGCCGTTTGCAATCTTGCAGGCAACAGGCACTCGCCCGTCTCGCGGCGTGATCGTGTGTGCGAGTGATGCCACATACGTTCCGGCCGGCATGTTGAGCGATGCCGGCAGGTCGGGACTGGTGACGGTGAAATCAGCAGTGAACGTGTCGGCAGTTTCGAGCCATGCCCGCACATGCCCGCTGAGATTAAACTGATCAATCTCCTGCTGCGTTGCACCGGATGGATTGCTCAGGCTCGGCGACGGGAGCGGCTTTGTCGGAAAGTTGCCGCTGATGTTGTGATAAATCATATCACCGTGCAGCAGCTCTGAAGAGAACTGAGCGAGCCGGAAACTGTATCGCCGCACAGTGCCGCCAGCCGGCGGATCTTCACCGATCCTGAAATCCTGACCGAATGCCCAGAACAGCGACTGACTGTATGTGCCAGGATCAATCGGCCCGTGATTGTTCGGCAGCGTTCGCGGTGGTGTCGTCGTGCTGCATTCTACCGGATTGGCTGCCATCTCCCATTCTGCAACGGTCCAGCAGTCTTCAGTCTGGTAATAATAATCAGCACCGATCGATCCGTCTGTGGTTTCCACCGGTGCCGCAAGTGTGGCAAATGTTGTCAGGTCTGATTCAGGACGCGAAAAGCCTGCAGCGAGTGCGGCATCCAGCGAGCCATGCGTGTAAGCGTGCGAGAATTTCAGCTTCGATGACACAGCGTAGCCGAGCTTAAACGCGAACGTGTCGTACGGATTGAATCCGGTCTTCAGTTCGACTTTGTATCGATAGTAAGCAGCCGGTTCTGTGTACTGGATATCAACCTGCGTGAAGTGCATCGTGAATTCAGCGTTGACGATGCCGCTGCTTGTTTCCGAACTGCTCGCCGTCTGATCAGTAATCGTGAAACGATAATCATCGACGATTGATTGGACTGCATAATTGCCGGCGATCGTCAGCCCGCCGACTGAGACAGTCGGATTAAATCGCACGATGTCACCGACTGTCAGTCCATGCGGAGTCAGCGGTGCGATGAGTGATGTGCGGTACGTCACTTCGATCAGGTTGCTGCCGGCGATCGTCGTGAATGCGTTGTGCAGTTCTTCTGTCCGCTGTTCGGTCTGTTCCGTCAGCGTGACAGAGTGATCAGTGACCGGTGCGTATCCAGCGTTCGTCAGGTTGTACGCATCTTCAACGGCAGTGAATCCGTCTGCCGTTCTCGCCGTCTCGCGATTGATGACGATCGCGTTCCGCGTGTCAGCTGTTGCCAGCGGCTCATGCACTGTCAGCGGCGGGCACAGATCGCCGACACAGCACCCGCACGGACCCGGCCGGCCCATTACGTCAGGTCCAGTTTGCGGACCTGGAACTTATACTGATGCTTCGCGACTTTCGGATTATTGTGAGCGGTGACAGTGCCGCCACCTGTTGCCGTTGAAGTCGCTGCGATCTTACTGGTGATCGTGTACGTGTTCGAATCGACCACCGATGCAATCACATGAGCCCCCTGCAGATTCAGACCGCCGACATTATCGCCGCCGACAAAAACGACATGCTCATTCGCGGCGAGTCCATGACTGGCGTGAGTAACGGTCACAGTCTGACTCGCGGCGGTCGTCGCATACGGTGCGGAGATCGAATCCTGACCGCTTGCCGCCCATGAGAATTCGAATAGTGCCGTGTGCTCTTCGGTGCTGCCCGGTCTGGATGATGCGTTGACGAAGACGGTCTCAAACGGCTTGATCTGCCAGGTCGCTGCACCGGCTGATGTGATCGTCACGCCGTTCGCGTTTCGGGCATCTGAGCACTCACGCAGAATCGTCTGACTCTTTGAGTCATAGACCGTCAGCAGTACCGTTTCCACTTCCGCCAGCGTTCTGCTCGCTGAATCTTTGTCGATCAGTTGAGCCGTATACGTGTTGCTGGTTTCTTCGTTCAGTTTCGCCACTGCCATTTATGTAATCCCTTCGCTGCCGAGTGCCACATCATTGATCGCGACAGCTTCGGTGCCGAGCGATAACGCCGTGAACGGCACGCCGGCGAGTGCGTTGTGAGCCTTCGCCGTGATGGTCACGCCACTCGCTGCAACATCAAACGAGAACCCCTTTGCGGCGATCGTGAGTGCCGGCACCTGCGGAATCGTCGGCAGCGTTGCTGCAGTCGCTGTGATCGTCGCCTGCTGTGGCGTTGATTCGCTCGCCGGTCCTGCTGCCGCGATCGTCATCGTTGCCGGTCGCACTTCCGGAATCAGCGTTGCCGCAGCCACTGTGAGCGTTGCCTGTTCCGGCGTTGCTGTCATCGGCAGGCCGGATGTACTGAGCGTGATCTCAGGACACTGCGGGCGGATGCCCGTATCCGGAAACGGCCAGGTCATGCCCGAGCCGCTGTTGTAGAGCTCAGTCAGGTTGTCGGCTGTCAGAGCCAGATCCCACACGCCGATCATCGAAACGGCTTTCTGCCCGGTCGCATCGCCGGCCGATGATCCTGACGAACAGACCATCGCATAGGTCAGATTCATGTTGCTGCCGGTGCCGGATATCGTCGCCTGGTCATCCCAGTCGCTGCCGTTCACGCTGATCGAGATCGCCGATTCAGAGAGTTTGAATGCGACCAGTTGCCACGCATCATCAGACGGTTGCGTGCCTGACGGTATCACTCGCTGTTCTGAGCTACTGTGCGACGTGTGAACCACAATCGCTTCAAGTCCCTCAACTCCGGTGCTCGTGTTCCATCCGGCCCTGATGCTAGGATTCGCGAGCGTCGTGCTGCCGTCGTGACTCAGACTAATCCAGTACCCTGTGCCCGGATCAGCATCAGACTTAATCCAGCCGGCGACAGTGACCGGCAGCGATGTGAGCGACAGTCCGTCAGTCGCTGTGATCAGCCGCACTGTGTGCGAGTCGTTGTTTGTCGCGTGTGCTGCCTTCTGGCCAGACAGATGGCTGTCAACCGTATCGAGCACTCCTGACGTTTCGCCGCCAGTCTCACCATAAGCCTCAGCCGTCAGCGTTGCCGATGATCCACCGACAACCGCCACGCGATCCGCGTCCGTGACAGTCTCATCGAGTTTCCAGAAATAGACCAGGCCGTTATTCAGCCCGCCGGTGCCTGCTCCTGATGAGCTGCCAGCGTTCGCAGTTGCGATCGTCAGCGTCGGCACTGTTGGAGTCACAGAGATCGACGACGCAGACGGCAGCGTGCTGAATGGCGTCTCGCTGAATGCTGAATGTCCGAAACTCACAAATCAGGCTCCGTCAGAACGTGCCGATGTCATTCCATTGCCCGGAATCATAGATGCGGAATTGATATGTCCCGCTGCTGCTGTTCGTTCCGTCGTCGAGATAAATCTGATTTGCAGACGGGCTGCCTGGCTCAGATGAACTGGGAGCCATGAAGAAGCCGCTGAGAGTTTTGTTGCTCAGCGTCTGCGTTCCGGTCGTCGTGACCACATCAACGCTGTCTGCCTTCAATACTCCGGACCCTTTCGGGACAAGATTCAGATCAATGTTTACATCGCCACCGGTCGCCTGCAGTTCCGGCGATTGCGTTGTCAGTGCGTTCGCGATTGTGATTTCATTGACAGCACCTGATGTCTCGTTGAACTGCAGCAGCTCGTACAGTCCGTCACTGCTCATGATCGACGGCTTGCGGATTTCCGGCTCATCGCGTTGCACTGCTCGATCCGCCGGCAGCGTGCAGAAGATGTTCCGCGTGCCAGATGACCAGTTCACAGCCGAGCCGCTGTTACTGCTCGCCAGGATCGTTGTACGTGCGAGCGTTGTTCCGCTCAGCGTGTACGTGCCGATGCCGACTTCCCAGTCAGTCCCGTCTTCGGCTGCGTAGCAGCATGTGTTGCCGTCACCGATCACCGAGAATGCCTGAAAACCAGTTGCAGCACCGGCGAGCGTATACGTGCCGGTGCCGGTCGTCGTCGATGTCTCTTTGACTCGATCCTTCTGAACGTATGCCACGTCGCTGCCTCATCAGGAGAGTGTGAGAATTCCGCCGCTCGGCCAGGTCGTTGTGAAGTCGCTGCCGTTCGGTGTCTGGTCAGCTGAGTACGGGCACCATGCCAGCGGAATGTGATCGCTGTCGGATGTCACCTGCTTGAAAACCAGAGCACCTTCGATCGCGTACGTGCCCGCCGCGAGGCTTGTCCAGGTCACATCCGTGGCATCGAATGTCGCCTTCTCGTTTGTGCCGTCTTCGGTGACGGTTTCACTGGCGAGTGCTTTGCGGCTGTATCCGCTGCCATCGAATTCAACGCCGGCGATTCCTGCCCCGCCATTCATTGCCGAGAGCGTTGCCGGATCTTCGCTCGTGTTGCCCGGATCGTACGCGGAATTGCTCGCGACCAGCAGCACGCGGATATCATCGGCCGTCAGGTCGAGATTGCCTTTCAGGAATTCGCTTTTTGCTTTCGGAAAAACACGGGCAGCCATTTCTCACTCCTGATTATGAACAGTCGAGCCAGACAACGAGCCACTCGTTATCGACGAAGATTGCAATCCCATAAGTGCCAGCCGGAGCAGTCGCCTGCAGCGAACGGCTCACAACGTATATAGACTCAAGGCTACTCGGAGCGAGTTGCAGTTCCTGCGGCGTGTAGACGGCCGGTGCTCCCCCGCCTGGCACAACATATTGTGCGGTGACGTTCGGATCTGAATATAACCGAGTCGCCAGAGCGGACGCGGCACCCGTCAGCGAGTCCGTTGCAGCACTGAGTGATTCGTCGAGTCTGAACTGTGCGAAGCCAGCGATATTCGGTGGCAGGTCCGATCGCTCACGGTGCGGTCCTTTCGGAGTCGCTTCATGTTCGCGAACTGTGCGTGCGATTCGCTCGGCAGACCCTTTTTCAAAGTTCACGCCCATCATTCACCTCGTGCGGTTTTCGCTGTGTGGCACTTGCGACATAGCGTCTGCCAGTTGCGACAATCCCAGAACAGCATGACATCGCCGCGGTGCGGCACGATGTGATCGACCACCATCTCACGGCTCTTATCGATCCAGCCGCAGGCGTTGCAGGCTGGATTGATCGCCAGCCACTGCAGCCGTGCTTTCCGCCAGCGGTGATCGTACCCGCGAGACGCCGCAGAACCGCGAGTCTCTTTGACTCGTGCTGTCCGTCTGACTGGTGATCGTTCTCGCGGTTTCGGTTTGATCGCCATCAACCGAGCCCGAGATTGTCGAAGTTAATGTAATGATAGATATCCCATTGCGTATAAACAGCCGTTCCAGGCAACGTGTCCGGATCAATCTGTTTTCCGAGAGCATCGAGCGGCACAGGCTGTCTGACCGGAGTCCCGATTCTGGATCCGTCGCCCTTTTCAGTACACGGAGACCGCACGATATTCGGAGCTGCTCCTGTGCGTGCCGCGTCATACTTCTGATACAGCCCGGCTTCCAGTATGTTCGGCTGCCAGCCGTTCTCGTTGTAGGAGAAGACGTAGGTCACTTTCCAATAGTCTGTGAAATCCTGCCTCGATTGTTCGGCCGTGATGCGAACTCGCCATTTCCCTTGATCACCGCCGCGAAAGGTTCGATCGTTCAGGCTATTGTTGTACGAGAATGCGGTGCTCGCGTTGAAATATGGCTCATTCCTTTTGATCGTGAGTGTCGGATTTACCTGCGGCACTTCGATCGGCTCGTCATACCGATCCCCGGCCGAGTTGAGAATCTCGTTACCGCCCTTGTCTGTGGTTGCGTAGTGCGTCCGTTCTTCCGTGCCCCAGCTCTCCGTCTGATCCTGACTGACCGGATCGATCTCCTCAACCTTTTCTTTTTCCATGTCGTTGTTGTATTTGACGGTAACGACGAACACTCCCGGCTCGCCGCCTTTCGTTTTCGCTGAGACGCTGGCGACTCTCGACTGTCCGTCAGCGTGCCCGTCACCGATCGCCGGGATGCCGGCAGCGGTCGCCGCGACCAGGCTGGCATCGTCCTTCGATGTCTGCACAATAAACGCTCGCGTGTGCGAGAGCTTGCCTTCTGTTTTGAGTTCCGTGGAGCGTGATTCGTACAGCTCCTGAACAGCCAGCACAGCCATTGATCAGGCTCCGATCGTAACAATTTGCGTGTCTTCTTCTGCAGTCTGCTCTGCGAGTGTGTCGTTCATTTTCTTCAGTTCGATCACAGCGTCTTTTGTGTTTTTCTCCGTTGCCTTCTCGCCGCCTTTCATCGCCCGGTTGATGATGTCGAACGATTCACGCGAGCCAAGCATTGCAGCCTTCAGCGGTTCGATCGCGGCTTTGCCGGCTTCCGCTGCTGCGTCATTCGCATCTGCAGTATCCTCGCCGTCAGGTCCGCCGGTCGCAGCGGCATTCAGTGCATCCAGCGTTGCCTGATTAAATCCGGCCTCGTCTGCAACGGTTGTTCCTTCTGCGTCCGCGATCGCCTGGCGTGCCGCGAACGTGCCCATGAAATCCTCAGCGAGCCGGGCACCGTCTTTCCTGATCTTGTCCTTCAGTCGCGATTCTTCTGCCGTCTGTGTTCGACTGCCACCGGATGTGATGAACTTCGCCGGATTGTCCAGGAACGCTGACACGTTGCCGGAGATGTTGAGCCATTTCAGCATCATCCGATCAATGACGTTGCTCCACAGGTCTCCAAACCGCTCAAATCCAAACGTCGCAACAGTGACCAGTCCATGCACACCATCGCTGATGAAATTCCAGACCGGAGCCACTGCAGAGCCGATCGCACTGAAGACAGAAATGATGCCCTGAATTCCACCCGCGATCGTTGTCGTCAGCGGTCCACCGACAAATGATGCGAACCCTTCCAGCCCGCTCTGCAGAGGTCCCGAGAACTGCTGAAAGATATCGATCGCCATTCCGCCGAGTGCTGATTTCACCTTCGTGAATGCACCTGCCACATTGTCCAGCCGTTTCTCTGCCGCTTCACTGGCGAATCCGCCGCCGCCTTCCAGACCTGCCTGCACTTTCCGCAGTTCATCGCCGCCGGCCGCCATCAGACCACCGAACGCAGACGCCGTTTGCTTGTCAAAGATCGTCTGCAGAATCCGCGATTTGTCGCCAGCCGCCATGCCGTCGAGCTTTCCGCTGAACTCATCCACGACATCCGCGAGCGGTTTGATGTTGCCAGCCTGATCCATGAAACTGATGCCGAGTGCATCGAGCTGCTTCTGTGCATCGGCAGTCGGCTTCGCCATGCCTGCAAAGATGCTCCGCAGACCCCGTCCGGCTTTGTCGCCGCCGATCTGAGTTGACAGGACAGAGAGTGCTGATGTCGTTTCAAACAATCCCTTGCCGGCGAGCTTCGCACTGCTCGCCGCGAATCCCATCGCGTTACCCAGCTGACTCACATCTGTCAGACCGCTGGCTGCACCTTTCGCCAGCACATCCGCCACAGCACCAGCATGCCCGGCATCCAGCCCGAACTGCCGGATCGTGGCAGCGGTGATGTTCGCAGCTTCGCCGAGTTCCAGACCGTCAGCGGCTGCCAGGCTCAATGCCGCATCAGTCGCAGCCATCGTCTCGTTGACGGTGAATCCAGCCCGTGCGAGTGCTTCCATGCCCTGAGCCGCTTCAGCACCCGAAAACGCAGTCGTACGTCCGAGCGTCTCTGCCTTTTCAGTCAGCTGTGCCATCTGTGCTTCGGTCGCACCGTTGACAGCCTGAATCGCTGACATCTGCTTTTCGAATCCGGCACCTTCGCGAACGATTGCCGCCAGTCCGGCACCGAGTGCCAGCGGAGCACCGATTGATCCGAGCATGCCCGCTGCACCGCTCATCGATCGGCTGAACGTGCTGACGCGGTTGCGGGCTTTCTTCAGACCTTTATCCAGTCCGCCCGTTCTCGCCGTCAGATTGATCGCCAGACTGCCGATCGTCGCCATTCAGTCTCCCGATGAAAAATGAATGAATCGTTTCCTGAATCTCAGACTGCGACTGCTTCCGCTTGTATGTCGGCCGGAAATCATCGAGCGTCAGGTTGCCGCGTTTCTGCAGCCGGTTGCAGATGCTCGCCGCGATGATTGCTGCCTGATCCCAGTCGTCTCCCCACGGATGCATCAGCTTGTACATACGAAAGCGGATGAACTCCTGATATGGAGTCACCCGCTTTGCGTGTGCGACTGTCATGCCGAGAACGCGGAAGGCAAAGAAATGCCAGTCCCGCTCCTCGGCATCAGTCAGTTTTTTTCCAGTTCCTCAAGATCATCCTCAGTCACACCGTTGAGCGTCTTGACCGCTTCCAGAACGCGATCGAGTGCCCGTGCTGATTTCTTCCCGAGTGCAACAATGTCCCGGCTCGTGAACAGCGACTTGCCGCCCATGTCGCAGCAGCACAACGCGACGATCGAGCCGCGAACATTTGCCAGATTCGCTGACCCGTCCGTATTCTGACGAGCGGCTTCCCACTTGTCTTTCTCCGCACCGGTCAGCGTTCTGACCGCCACATCGCCGCCCCATTCCGGCACGGCAATCGTCTCGATCGTCAGATCATCTGCACTCAGGATTTCATCCCGGCTCAACAGAGCCATGCCGTGTTCCTTTCATCAGCTGCCGGCTGTCACAGTCGGAGCACCGGAAAACTTGATCGTCGCAGTCGCGGTGATCTTGTCTTCACCCGGCACGGTGATGTCGTAATTAGTCATGAATCCGGATGATGCGTACGTTGCCCCGGAAGATTCAGCACCCTTGAGCGGAAACGTGATCGTCACAGTTTCCGATGCCTGATCGACCGGTGCCGCATCGTTTGTGTCGTGAATGATCTCGACTTCCAGTTCTCCGCCGTCTTTCATTTCTGACGGGATGAATTCCTTCCATCCGTTTGTGCTGGCGAAGTTCGTGACATCGACAGACTCGCGAGCGATGCCGGAGATTTTTACGTCTGTGATTTCCGCGAAGAATCCAGACTGAAATGTGATGCTTGTTCCAAACCCGAGCGATGCCATTAAGTCTCCGTGATTTCGTGGACTGGTTCGAGCAACGCTGCCAGCGTTGCCTCAATCAAAACGACTCGATCTGTCAGCCGCGAAACATCCGCAGGCATAGACTCACTTTCGATATAGACTCTGCCGTTGATCTCGATCAGTTCATCAACCTGCAATTCTGAAATGCCGGCCGGTGTCCGCACCTTGAGCACAATGCGATCACTCATAAACGGCTCTCACGGAAACATGCACAACATATTTGAGCGAGTCATCATCGGCCGATTCGAGCATCCGACCGTCACGCTCATCATCCACAAAGATCGCGTGAATCAGCAGGCTGCCGAGCGTGCCTGTGTATCCGTCGAGAGAACTGATCACAGCGGCTGCGACTGAACGTGCCGTGCTGTATCTGTCGCCGATGCAGTCGTACCGGATATCGGCTTCTTTCGCGTCAAGTGCTCCGCTGAATGCGTAGGTTCGATCGATGCCGTCTGTCTGATACATGATCAGCGGGAATGTCGCATCAACCGGAATCTTTGCCGGATAGATGCGACTGCTGATCAATGCCGCCAGCGGACCGTCGGCTTCCAGTCGCGTTGTCAGTTCGGTCTGGATCGTCATCTGCGTTTTGCTTCTTTCTTAATGCCTTCCCATGCCCGGCGAATGATCGCACGCCGTACGGCTTCGCCTGTTGTCCGCAGAGCGATCGTGACAAATGGATTCGCCTTGAAGCCGGGATGCCGTACCGCCCTGACTGTCGTACCGTCAGAGAGCCGCAGCAGCCGCCCGCGGCGTGACTGAATCATGTGCGGCTCTGCTCCCGTGTGCAGAACGTGAGCCCAGCTGAAACCCTTCCCGAGTCCGGTGCGTGCGAAGATGACATTGCCGCGATTCTTGACCTGATGTTTGAATGCCCGCTTGAGCCGCTTTCGCGGATCGCCGTCATCGTCCCTGGCGGGATCGCTGGTATCGCCTTTCGGTGCTGTGGATTTCAGCTTTTTTTTGATCTGCTGAATGCCTTTGCTCATCGCCGGTCGCAGCACCCGCTTAACGACCTTTGCCGGCATCCGATCGAGTTTGCGGATCAGTCGCCTGTCTCCGGTGATGCTGATCCGCACATCGCCGCCATGACTGAGTTGCTTGAAACTGGTAGACGGTTTCCGTGCCATCATTCGTCCTCGCTTCGGAGCCACAGAATGATTTCACGATTTCGATTATCGACGTTCACATAGTCGTGAACTTCCCAGATCACCGAATCAATCTGCACACGCAGATCACGGTCGGCACCAGTGAAGTAACGCACGCTCAGTGTGTGAGATGCCGCCCGTGTTGCCCGCTGTGGACCCATGTACGGCAGCAGCAGGCCGCGACGGGTTGCCAGCGTTGACCATGTCTTGATCGGCTCGCCGTAATCGTCACGGCTCAACGCAGCACTCTCGATCGTGCATTCCGCGTTGCCGCGTTCCTTCAGCACCGATCGCGGCAGAGTCGGTTCACGTTCGGGCCGGTACAGTTTGGGCTGTTTCATTTACCACCGATGCACGCGATAGGTCGTGAGCCAGACATTCAGCCGCTCCAGATCAGGCTGCCCGAAGTCGTAGAATTCGCGGGCATACTGCTTGACCGCCGAGAGCAGCAGGTCGGGCACCGTCGCGTATCCGCAGACGATCCGAATCTCAACGGCATTCGGTTGCGTGCGTGTTGCCGGCCAGACCTGATCGTAGGCCGGCACAATGCGAGCCGCCTGCCGATTGTCTTTCGCATCGACCGTATAGATCGCACTGCTGAGCGTCTGCTGCGTGCCGTCGTCGTCGATGTACTTGATCGATGTCACCGACTGCAGCGGCACGTGCGGCACCAGGATCGTGTCTGGAAACTCATCCAGAAAGATGTCAAACGTCGCCTGACCGATCTGCCGTCCGGTCTCTGCTTCTGCCCATTCCGTTGCCGCCGAGACTGCTGATGCGATCAGCGTATCGTCAGCAGTGAAACCCGAATCGAGCCCGAGAAACTCTTTCGCGTCGGCAGTCGAAACAACTGCAGCCGCCGCCGAGACGACTTCGCTTTTGTACTCCGCATTCCATGTCATTGTCATACGCTCCGCGCCACCATGCTGATCAGCAATTGCCGGCGGCGGGAATCGAACCCGCGGAAACCAGATAATGAGCCTGGTCAGGGATTCCAGCACCCTTCGCCGGTACAGAAAAAGCGGGCACCGCGAGAAGCGGCACGGTGCCCGCCACCACCACAATAACCTGACGGTCCAGGTCAGGATTCTTCAGGCTTACGCCTGAGTCAGATACTTGATCGACTTGCCGGCGGCAGCCGCTGCCGGATCAACGATCTTCGAATCGAAGGCGTTGAGAGCAACGAAGCCGTCCTCATCGGTTGCCCGATAGAGCTCAGCCAGTCGATAGATTCGAACCGATTCCACGAGCCGCACTTTCAGCTTGCTCATGTCACCGAACAGCAGCGACTTCACGCCGGTCGCGATCGCTGCCATGTCGTTGTTGATACTCACCGGATAACCGTAGATGCGATCCGGTTCGTTGCCGACAGTGCCAGCCTGCCAGATGTACTGACCGTTCGAATCCTGCTCTTTTCGCAGTGCCTTGATCGTCAGATCGTGACACATGAATCGAGCATTCGCACGGTTCGCAACATCGACCGAATGAATCAGGTCGAGCACTTCGTTGAAGTCGATCGCAGCAGCTGCCGCAGTCGTGAAACCAGAATCAGTCGCATCGGTCACAACACCATTCGGCTCAGACGATCCTGATCCGACTGTGCCTTTGTTATTGACCAGTCGCCCGAGCCGCTCACCGAACGATCGGCCGAGCAGTTCAGCCAGATCGACATCAGCATCACGCAGTGCTTCCCAGGTCACTTTCAGGATTCCCGATGAACCCTTGTAAGCATCGAGCTGCACTTTGCTGAACGTCGGATTGCTGGCAGTGCCAACGCTCGCGGCTTCCGCGATCATTGAGCCACTGTTCGCCGTATCGTCGAACGTCGGCCAGATCACCGGAGTCGCTTTCGCAGTCGTCAGCACGTCTGCCACTTCCAGGATGCCGCCGTAATGCAGCATCGCTTCCTGCAGAGCCGTCACGAGCCGCGAGTTGATGACGTTGCCGGCATCATTCGAGCCGGTGCCGGTCGTCAGATCGTTCCGGAACATGCCGCGAAGTGTGGCATTGATCGAGCCGCCGAGTTGCAGACCGAACAGTTCCGCCGCTTTCCTGCCTTCGGCAGTGACTTCGCTGCGGAATTCTTCGTACTGCGAATCGAGCCAGGCACGCAGTGCCTTGCGTTCCAGTTCAGGATCAGCGATCGCCGGCGTGCCGGTTGCCGCTGCCTGATCATCACGCAACTCAGTCAGCGATGCCGTCAGGCTGTCGGCTTTCTCGATTCGATCGATCTCGCTGACCAGTGCCTGACTGTTTTCAATCAGAGCATCGAACTTCTGATCATCCTCAGCAGACCATTCACTATCCTGCCGGCTGTCGAGCAACTCACGCACTTGAGTCTCGATACCAGCACGTTCCTCACGTAACGCTTTCACAGTCTTCATTCATTCTCCCTGCGGAAAGAAACACGGGCATACCTAGCCCACCCGAAAGTGTGCGGCAGCCTTCCGCCGCAGAAACTGTTTACGATTCGCCGACTGTTTCTGATCGCGTTTGCGATCGCCGTACCGCAGCCGGTCGAGCACCTTGATCGGTGCATTTTCAAAGCGTGATGCGACTTCAGCCGCGGTCACATCCTGAGACTCTTTATTGGCGATGATCTCTGTAATGAATCCATCCAGCAGAGCCTCTTCTGCTGAAAAATACGTTTCGGCCGCCATCACATCGAAAATATCATCGAGCGGCTTCCGAGTGCGTGCGGCGTAAATCGCGGCGATCGTTCCGTCGACTTTTTCCAGCTGATCAGCGAGTTCCCGCATGTCGTCTGCGTTGCCCGCCGCGATTGCCCAGGCGTTGTGGATCATCATCAGCCCGGATTCGTGCATTGCGATTTCATCTCCAGCCATCGCGATAAAACTCGCCGCTGACATTGCTGCCCCGTCGATCTCAACACGGACGTGAGCCGGATGTTTTTTCAGCAGCGTGTTGATCGTCACGCCTTCGTAAACGTCGCCGCCGTATGAATGCAGGTTGAGAATGATCCGCTCAACCGGCCCGGCGTCCTTCAATGCTGCCGAGAACCCTTCTGCGGTGATGCCATCCCAGCCGCCCACGTCAGAATAAAACGTGATCTGTGCTGTGCCGTTTTCAGTCTTCACCGATGGGATGTTCTGCATTCACATCTATCCAATTCACAGGAACATAGTGATTATCGCCGCCTTCAATCGGCTCCTCATTGTCTCGCCGTCGCAGTTCGTTGATCGAGTAGCGGCCCATCTCTCGATATTTGCGATCGACTTCCGCCTGCTCCTGCAGGCTGCGGCGAATGAGTTGCCGTCTGTCAAACTCCATATAGGTCGAGTCGGCTGCCTTCTCTTCCTCGGTCAGCAGTTTGTCCCACAGTTCTGATTCCCAGGCACGCAGCCACGGCTCAATACAGCGGTCGGCGTGTGCGTAGTTTTCCTGCTCCAGGCTGTTGTAAGACGCTCGCGACTGATCGCCGAGATCGTGCGGACGCACGCCGGTGATGTTCGCGATATCGATGATCGTCGCGTTCCTGACTTCCGTGAGCTGTGCCTCTTCCGCACTGGCTTTGATCGGCACATACTCAGCCGCCTGATCGAGCACGCCGACTTTGTGAGCCTGACCCATGCCGGAAGATAAGACGCTCCAACGCTCCGCGAGTTCCTTCGCCTGATCTTCTCTGAGTTTGCCTGGCGTTTTCAAATAACCGGCGACCGTGCCGCCCTGCGAGTAATAGAGCGTTGAGTATTTCTGAGCGGCGATTGCCCCGCTGAGAGTCTGCTCCAGCATTTCCACAACGCTCAGCCCGCTGTACCCGTCGAAACACAGGCCAGGAATGTGCAGCACGTCCTCATAGCGTTCGCGGTACGTTGTGTCGCCGCGACGGTACACCACCCACAGCCGCTCGCTCAGCCCGTTGCCTTCGATCACGACTGTGGTGATCGGTGACGGTGGCAGCGGTTCCAGATACAGCGGTCTGCCGCCGGCATCACGCCAGATGCGGGCAAAACCGTTCCCGGTCAGTTGAGCGTGCAGCGTCAGCAGCCGCCGGAACTGGTACGCATTGCAGTTCCGCCACGGTTTCCGCAGGACCAGCGGATAACTGGGATGATCGGTCGCACGTTCCCGGCCGGCATCCGTTCTGCGGTATGTACGGATCGTCAACCGGGCAACATCATTTGAGATGATGTTCACAGCACGCCACAGCGGGGGGATGCCCATCGCTGTCTGTGCGGTCACATCGACCGGCAGATTGTTATTGCCCCAGACCGCGTCAACCCATTGATTCACATCGCGAACCTGAGTCAGGTCTTCCGCCTTTGGTCGTTTGAGCCATCCGAACATTAAAAAACAAATACTCCCGGCTCATTGCCCTGGAACTCACCGTACAGAGCGGCTTCAAACGCCATCACCGCGGCAACGACTGCATCAATTTTATTGATGCTTTCGCTCTTGTCCGGCATCCACTGGTCACGAGCATCGCGGCGGATCACCAGGTTGCCCGCCTGCCACGCAAGCACCGGATCACCACCATGCCGCAATCGCTGCTGTCGCACAGTGCGAAGCAGAGAACGCAGCGGCTCATTGTATGATTTAGCGTTCTGGTAAAACGGATGGACGGTCACGCCGTGAGAATTCAGAAGATTCTGGGCAAGTTGATCGGCGAACGTGTCGTCGTAGTTCCACTGCTGCACGTTGAGGGATTCATTCGCATCCACGATCCATTCCTCAACACGTGCGAAGTCCACCGCATCACCAGAGCAGACACTGATCAGCCCGGTCGATACCCATTCGCGAAACGGATGCGTCTTCAGATCGACTGACCCGTTCACACAGCACCAGGACTGAGCCCGCAATTGCCAGACCGGATCGCCGTCTGTCGTCTCATCAACTTTTGCAATCACGGCAGCTGCCGCCCAGTCATCTGTCCTGCCGAGATCGAAACCGCCATAAGCCTGATCAGGCCATTCACTCAGATCGCCGCTGCAGCGTGCCCACTGAGCCGGCGGGATCGCACGCTCCAGCGAAGTGACTTTGACGTTGGAGTGATATCGCTTGAATCCATTCTCATCAGCGGGATTCAGTTTCGCGTTTTCAGCCTGCTCGCTCAGGTATTCCAGTTTCGGTGTGCCCATGCCTTCCGCCCATTGCGGCACGCCATTCGGGAACGCCGTGAGCATGTTGGGATTGGCTTTCGGCCACAGCGATTGATCCTGCCAGTTGTCATCCTCGTCGAGCCGGGCGATGAACGCGAACAGATTATCATTCTGCTGCGTACCATCTGCCGCCGCTTCGAGCGTATTCGCCGCCAGGAAGTCCTGCTCTGCCCAGATGCGGGATTTGTCGTCGCCAGCTGTCGTGATGATCACCGTCAGCGGCTGTCGCCGTGAGCCTGATCCGGTCGTCATCTTTTCCCACAGCGGCCGATAGTAATCACGCCAGGCGTGCAGTTCATCGACGATGACCAGATGGGGATTCAGCCCGTCTTTGTTCTTTGATTCGCTGCCGAGCGGTCTGACAATCGATTCGCGGTAATGCTCGCCGGGAAACGAGCACCGCTTTGTTCTGATCTTCGCGGCGTTCCTGATTTTTTTTGACGGTGAGAATTCGACCATCGACAGAAATGCGTCATACACGAGCCGTGCCTGATCTTCTGCGGTCGCGATCGAGTAGACTTCCGCACCCGGCTCATGCGGCGTGTCATACAGCGTCAGCAGTTTCATGATCGCTGATGCGAACAGCGACTTGCCCCATTTCCTGCCCGCTGTGATGTACGCACGCCGGAAACGCCGGCACCCGTCTGCCCGTCGCCAGCCGGTCAGATTCCACAGAATGAACTGCTGATTCGGTGACAGCAGAAACGGATTGCCCGCCCACTCTGCTTTCTGATGAGTGCAGACGGCTTCCACAAATCGCAGCGACTTCTCAGCGATGTCAGCATCAAAATGCAGACCACGCTGGTGAGCGTGATCGAGATCATCCAGATGCCGCTCAACCGCCAGTTGAACGTAGCGGCCGGTGATAATGTCGCCGCTCATGACGGCATCACAATAATTCGCCACGCACGCGGCATGATCACGGCTCATCGTTTCAGCCTCTCGTGCCAGTACGCGATGTCGGCGAAGACATTCGGATTACATCGCCGCCAGTTGCCGATGTGACCGATCAGAAAGTGACAATTGATGCCGTACCGTTTCGCTTCGCACAGCGGGATCAGATTGCTTTCGACCAGTTCCAGATCAGGAGCCAGATGGAATGGCACGCAGTGATGAGCAATCAGCGAACGCCTGCCGCCACAGACTGCACAGCAGCGACCCTTGAGAAATGCGTTCCGCACCTTTCGCCACTGTGAACTGCGGCGGGCATTTTTCGGTGCCTTATTCGGCAGCCGATCGGCCAGGTCTCGCCAGTGACTCATAGTGCATCCAGCGGATCGGCCGGCTCTGTCGGATCGCTGGAAGCGAGCCCGCGTTTCGACTTCGGCGTCAGGCCGAACTGTGCCAGCAGGCTGCGGAAGTGACCTCGCATCTGATTGAGCGTTGAGACTTCAATCCGCCGCTGGCACTGATTGCGGTCTGTGTCTTCGGTCAGTCCGTTCACCCGGATATCCGCCTGCAGGTTTGCGATGTCGATCTGCAGCTGTGCCAGTTGCCCCAACGCCATGAAGTCATCGCCGCGAAGCCTGCCGTCAGCATCGATCTGATCGGCGAGAATGCGGAACAGTTCCTGCCCGTCTTCGCACAGGCCCGGCGGGATCAGGATTGTTTGACCACTCGATAGATCATGCTTCAGCATCGGTGCTGTCTCCGTTCAGTAATTCCTGCAGCCGCTTCACGACCTCAAAGATCGAAACGCTGGAAACGGTCAGCAGTTCTGCCGCCGCGAGGGACTGGGCTTTTTTCTTCGTGCTTGCGTTCACCCAGTAAGAGCCGCCGTCTGGTGAGTCGACTTTCCAGACGTGCGAACCGTTGCCCGCTTTCGCGGCCTCATCGAATGACTTAAACAGGTTTGAACGCATTACCCCAGACCTGGATTTGGCGTGTGTTTTGCGAACGGTTAGGCCGGCGGTCCAATGCTGTGTGACCCCAGAAAATCGACCTGCATCCGCGTTCCCACACGCCCCCTCTACCCCTCTCTCAGGCGCGCCCTGAGAGGCCACAGGGCGCGTCCTCTGCTCAGGCGACCCATTCGTCGTCTCAATAAAACGCCTCACACAGCGCATCCTCGACGGCCCCAGACAGGTGCCTTGCACTGAGTCGCATCAGGTCGCATCAGCTTCATAGTCATAGAACCAGCGGTCGATGTACTTCGTCCAGATCGGCGGTCGTTCACGCTTTGCTCTGGCAATGCACGTTGAGTATTCACATTTGATCAACACCGGCTCAGCTCCCAGTTCCCGCCGCCAGCGTTGACGTTGAATCCGTTTCGCAGCACAGGTCACAACCCACACATCGCCGCCTTTCCATTTGCCGCGAGCGATGTGGCTGGTGATCGTGTCCCGGAGTTCAAACACAACCTGCTTCAGGTCGTCATCACGGTCATGCGAACCCAGTGTTGAGATTGCCGCATGCAGCCTGTCGGTGTCTATGACCAGATCACCAGGCTTGGCATGTTTCTCCACGTAGGTCGTCTTGCCTGAGCACGGCGGCCCGTAGACCAAAAACGCTTTGCGGTTGGCGACATGTCGTGGCTGCGGTTTCGTTGCCATATCTCTCACATGGACTCGGCATGACCGTCGTCGATCATACGCTGGTTGAGGTCGATCAGCGTGCCGTTGTCACTGCCATGAAGT